ACCACCATAGCGCAGTTTTTAGAAAATTCCTTTGGCTTGTCTCTGGTAAGGATTCCGAAAAATATAACTCATTTAAGTCGGTTATTGGTTATCTTTTACACTCATTTAAAACAAGCGCAAACAATAAAGCGATTATATTTAATGACGAAACGATTTCAGAAAACCCTAATGGTGGAAGTGGTAAAGGTCTTTTTTGGAATGCACTTTCACAAACTAAAAAAGTAAGCAGTATTGATGGGAAAACTTTTGAGTTTACAAAAAGTTTTCCTTATCAAACTGTTAGCACAGACACTCAAATTTTAGTATTTGACGATGTTAAAAAGAACTTTAACTTTGAAAGTTTATTTAGCTTAATTACTGAAGGTATTACTTTAGAGTATAAAGGTCAAGACGCAATTAAATTACCAGTACAACAAAGTCCTAAAATATTAATAACAACAAATTATACTATTGGCGGTGTTGGTGGTTCTTTTGAAAGACGAAAGTTTGAAGTGGAAATGTCAGACTATTTCAGTTATAAACATACGCCTTTAGATGAGTTTGGTCATTTACTTTTTGATGATTGGACTTCAGATGAATGGTTAATGTTTGATAATTTTATGATTAATTGTGTTCAGTTTTATTTACAAAACGGATTGACTAAACACGATTTTAAAAATTTAGAAGTTCGTAAATTTATTAAAAATACTTCTTTTGAATTTTACGAATGGTCAAAACCAGATGCTGAAGGTAGAAATGAAAACATTGATTTTAACGAAAGATGTCAAAAGGGAACTTATTATGAAAGTTTTATAAATGAATATCCAGATTTTAAAACCTATAAGCTATCACAAAAAAGATTTAAGCAATGGCTTGAGCATTATTGTAAGTTTTACAATTATGAATATAACGAAGGAAATTCAAACGGTCAAAGATGGTTTGAAATAAAAAACGATAAAGCACCAATTAAGGACGATAAAGATATAGACTTTTAATTATGAAAGCAATAGAAACAGAATATAATGGAATACTTTTTAGAAGTAGATTAGAAGCAAGATGGGCAATATTTTTTGACGCTTTAAAAATAGAATGGGTTTATGATCCAGATTGTTTTTTACTTTCAAATAATCAAAAATATACACCAGATTTTTACATTCCTAAATATAAACTTTACATTGAAGTAAAGCCGAGTTTATGGTGGCAAAATATAGATTATCACAAAAATAGATATGAATTATTTGAAAAGAATTTATTAATACTTTCTGATGATTTTCCGAGTTTAAGAGTAAATAGATTATATCAATTTGATGAAGGAAAAAAATATATAAATAATGTTGTGTTTTGCCCTAACAGAAAATACGAACCATTCTTTTATAGCGGTAATGATTTAGGTAGTTATGAAGATGGGTTTGATGAAGATTATATAGAAGAGTTAAATAAAGTTAAATCTTATCGATTTTACAAATGAAATTAAGAGATTATCAAATAAGATTAGCATCCGACGGATGCGAAACTTTACAACGTAAAAAGATTGTTTACTTTGCGATGGAAGTCAGAACAGGCAAAACATTAACAGCTTTGCAAACTGCTGAAAATTACGGTGCTAAAAATGTTTTGTTTTTAACTAAAATTAGAGCGTTTTCATCGATACAATCGGATTACGACAATATGAACTTTAGCTTTAAACTAACAGTCGCAAACGATGAAAGTTTACATAAGGTAATAGGCGATTTTGATTTAGTTATTCACGATGAACATCATAGATTTGGAGCGTACCCAAAGCCAAATGTAACAGCGAAACTATTCAAAGAAAAATACGGTCATTTGCCTATGATATTTTTATCAGGAACTCCAACAGCAGAAAGTCATTCGCAATGGTATCATCAATTTTGGGTAAGTAATTATTCACCATTTGAAGATAAGAACTTTTATAAGTGGGCAGAAAAATATGTAAATATAAAACTTAAGTATTTAGGATATGCGCAAGTAAAAGATTATTCAGACGCTAATAAAAAAGACTTTTGGCATTTGATACGGTATTACATTATCACATTTACCCAAGTACAAGCGGGTTTTGAAACGCAAGTACACGAAAACGTATTGTATTGTGATATGGATGCAATTACTTATAAGATAATCGATAAATTAAAACGTGATTTTGTAGTAGAAAATAAGCAAGGACAAATGATATTAGCCGATACTGGCGTAAAACTACAACAGAAATTGCACCAGCTTTATAGTGGCACTTGTAAGTTTGAAGATGGTAGTAGTAAAGTTATTGACTATTCAAAAGCATTATTTATACAAAAGAATTTTGATTGTAAGATTGCTATATTTTATAAATTTGTAGAAGAGTGGAACGCTTTAAAGGATATATTTAAAGACAATTTAACTAATGATTTAGATGAGTTTAACTCTACTAATAAAAACATAGCTTTGCAGATTGTAAGCGGTTCAGAAGGAATAAGTTTAAGTAAGGCAAAGTATTTAGTTTATTATAATATTGACTTCAGCAGTAAGCTATATTGGCAAAGCAGGGCGAGATTAAGCACAATAAATAGAAATATTAACGATATTTATTGGGTTTTTTCTACAGATGGAATAGAGAAAAAAATATATAAATCTGTTATAAATAAAAAAAGTTACACTTTAGATATTTTTAAAAAAGACTTTGGTATTAAAAAATAATTTCGTATATTTGTTTTATAGGAGTGGTCGCCTAAATAACAATTTTATAAAATTCCAACGCAGATAAAGACGACCACCTTTTGAAGCGTTGGTTTTTACTTATATGGAAATAGGAATTTATAAAATAACAAATCCTAAAAATAAAATTTACATAGGTCAAAGCGTTAATATAAAAGTAAGATGGAAAAACCATTCTAATTTAAAAAAATTAAAAGACCAACCTAAACTTTATAATTCTATTTTTAAATATGGAATTGAAAACCATAAATTTGAAGTAGTGCAATATTGTAGTTTTGACGAATTAAATGATTTAGAGAGATATTATCAAGAACTTTATAATTGTATAGAAAATGGATTAAATTGTAAACTCACAGATACTACTTTTAAAAAAGGAGTTTTTAGTGAAGAAACAAAGTTGAAAATATCTAAATCATTAACAGGTAAAAAGTTATCTGAACAGCATAAATTATCTTTATCTAAAGCGCAAACAGGATTAAAAAGAAGTCCCGAAGCAATAGCTAAAAGTGTAACATCAAGAATTGGACGCAAAGACAATGAACAAACTAAAAAATTAAAAAGTTTAAATCAATCAAGAGGCAAAAATTCTTTTGCTAAAATTGTATTAAACACCGAAACGGGTATTTTTTATGAAACAGCAGTTGAAGCTGCTGAAAGTATTGGATTTTCGTATAATAAATTTAACCATTATATTAACGGAAGAACAAAAATAAAATTATCATTTATATATGTATAAATTATGGCATCAAATTTTCAGACAAAAATAAAAAACAGATTTATTCAAAAAGGGTACAAGGTTTTAAAGGTAATTAAACTTTCTGAAAATGGATTTCCAGACTTACAATGTTTAAAGAATAATTGTATCGATGTTTGGATTGAAAGCAAAGAGGAAAAAGACACCCTTAAAGAACTTCAAAAAGTTAGAATAAATGAATTGATAAAACTTGGTAAAATAGCTTTCTGTTTACAAAAAGGTAAAGGGGTTGTTTATGGTAGTAATGATTTTAAAGATGAATTTTCACAATGGTAAATAAAATTGACATACAAGGCTTTAAGATTGATATAAACCACTTTAACCCCCAAACATCAAAGAACGGCAGACCATTCCGATTAAGCGGAGTATCTTTAGTTTTAACAAAGCCACAAGTTTGGATTGATGATATTAAAGCGTATCGACACTCTACTGTTTACAGCTTCCGTTATCTTGACGTTGACAGCGAGTTCTTCGCTTTCGAGTTCGACGCAAAGGATAAGTTTGTAAGCAAAGTTACAATTTAGAAACGATATAAATTAACAACCCTTTGTAAAGGGCATTGAATTAATTAGTAAATTTGAATTATGTACTACTCAATAAAAGAAATATCGCAAAGTTTAGATATAGCGTATCAAAACGTTAACCATATTGTTTTTATAAATCAATTAATACCATCGTTTTATTTTGGATTTAATAACGAGAGATATTTTTCTATGTCGCAAATAGAAATAATCAAAACTTATTTAGAAAACAAAGCTAACGCATTACGGATTTATTTAGACTTTCAAACGGAAGAAGTTTTTACTATTTACGAAAGCAAACTTAATTATTTAGAATGAGTATAAATTAGTTACACCCTATTGCAAGGTAAATAATTAAGTTGTAGATTTGTTGAAACTTAAATATGATAAAGTATTTTTATCATAAACTAAAAGATAAGATTATGGAAAACCAATTCATACCATATAAACAAGC